AAGTAGTTAAATCTAAAATGCAAAGATTAAATATTTAAACGTTATATATATATGAATATAATCGAGCTAATTTTAGACGAGGAAGATTTTGAAGCTGGAGTAGATGCAATATCAATTGTAGAGGCACCTGCAATAGAAAGTGATTTTGTGGCTTTAAAAAATCAAGAAATTAAACTTGCTGAAGTAGATAAAGAAAAGAAAATACTTATGGGGGCTTTATTGATACCTAACAAGCCCATATACCGCTCCGGGAACGAAGGGGAGTATTATATATATTTTTCTAAAGATACTATCACAAAAGCTTCCCAAATGTTTTTACAGAAGGGCAATCAAAATAATTCAACATTAGAACACTCTGAGGTATTAAGTGGTTTAACATTAGTTGAAAGCTGGCTAATAGAAGATAAAGTACACGATAAAAGCGTAAAGTACGGAATGGATTTGCCGCTAGGCACCTGGATGGGTAGCGTAAAAGTAAACAATGATGATGTTTGGCAGGAATTTGTAAAAACAAACAAAGTAAAAGGGTTTAGCATTGAAGGATATTTTGCGGACAAAATGGAGACCCCTAAGGATAAAACCATAGAAGATATTATAAATGACGAGCAAAAAGAAAATAATGCTCTATTAAGCGAAATAAAAAATATTATTTTTAATGCAGAGAAATAATAAAAATAATAAACCATTTATACACAGCAGAACATCTCCCATAGGGGGCAATCGTGCATGCTTGTGCTGGGGTACAAGCACATATTCTATTAAGTGTTGTGACGGCTCAATGCAAGCCCAAGGCATTGGAGTTATAACAAGAACAGATTGAAAACGCAAATTGTAATTTAATAATCGTTATATAAATAGTATGAAAGACAAGAACACATTAAACAAAATTAAAACGCTTTTAAACATAGAGGTTAAACTTATGGAAATGAAGCTTGAAAATGGAACGGTAATAAGTGCAGAGGCCTTTGAAAAAGGTAATGAAGTATTTATTGTAACTGAAGACCAGAAAGTGGCTATGCCGGTAGGGGAATATATTCTTGAAGACGGAAGATTGGTAATTGTGGAAGAAGAAGGCATGATTGCAGATATAAGAGAAGTGTCTGACGAGGTGCCAGTTAAAGAAGAAGTTGAAGAAACTGAAGATTTAAAAGAAGAAGAAAAAAAAGAAATGGAAGAAGAAGCAGATGTTGCGGATTGGAAAGGAATGGAGAAAAGAATTCAAAACCTAGAGGATGCTATTGCTGATTTGAAAGTTGACAAAGTAGAGGCCGAGAAAGAAAAAAAAGAAGAGTTATCTGCTGTTAAACCAATCAAGCATAACCCAGAGGCAAGTGCACCACAAAAAACGCAAGTGCAATTTGGTAAAGGACAGTTTAACACAACACTAGATAGAGTATTAAATAAATTAAATAAATAAAAAATGAATAAAAGAAACGTAAATTTAGCAACAGCTGTAGTAGTAAATTCCACGTATGCGGGCCAATTTGCTGGCGAGTATATTGCGGCAAGTCTTCTATCAGCAAGCACAATTGATGATGGTGGGGTAACAATAAAGGCAAATATCTCATATAAGGAAGTTATAAAAAAATTAGCAACTGGTTCAATAGTAACTACTGCGGGTTGTGATTTTGTACCTAACTCATCTGTTACTTTAACAGAGAGAATATTAGAGCCAAAAGAATTACAAGTAAATCTGCAACTTTGTAAGTACGATTTTGTTGAGGATTGGGAAAGCCAGTCTATGGGATTTGGTTTAGGCCAAACTTTACCTCCGAAATTTTCTGACTTTATGATTGCTCACGTGGCTGCGGAGGTTGCGCAGAATACGGAGGAAAATATTTGGAGAGGAGACACTGCAGGAGCAGCAGGAACACCAACATCATTTGATGGATTTGAGAAACTAATTGCAACGGCAGCAGCAGCAGGAGATATTCCAGCAGGACAGCAAGTAGCGGCCGTAGCTGGTGGTTTAACTGCAGCAAATATTATTGACGAGTTATCTAAGGTAGTTGATGCAATTCCAGCAGCATTATATGGAAAAGAAGATTTATTTTTATACATCGGGAGTAAAGCGGCTAAATTATATGTTCAAGCTTTAGGCGGATTTGGGGCTAATGGTCTTGGTGCAAATGGTGTTGCTAATATGGGAACACAGTGGTGGAACAACGGAAGCCTTACGGTGAATGGCGTTAAAATCTTTGTTTGCCCAGGAATGTCAGACAATAAAATGTATGTAGCTCAACGTTCTAACTTATATTTTGGAACTGGTCTTTTAAATTCAACAAACGAAGTTAAAACACTTGACATGGCGGATTTAGATGGGTCAAATAATGTAAGAATGATTATGAGATTTACTTCAGGAGTACAATTTGGAATTGCTGAAGATTTAGTAGAATACGCGTAATTGTTTGATAATCAAATAGTTACAATTAATTAATAAAAGGGTGGGTAGTTAATCTGCTCACCTTTTTTTTTTAAAATAACAACGCTGATATAAGCTTAACTGCTTGACTATCAGCATAATACAAAAAAAAAATTATGGCTTGTACATTAAATACTGGTAGAAAACTACCGTGCAAAAGCGCTTTTGGGGGGATAAAGAATATATATATGACGGACTTTGGTAATATAAACACAGTTATAGAAGACCTAGCGACTTGTGAATTTGATATATCTATGGTATTGCTTAAAGAGTGGTATCTATATGAGGTAAAAGGTAACTCAAGTTTGGAAACCGCTGTAACATCTTCGCGAGAAAATGGTACTACTTTTTATACTCAAACATTAAATTTAACATTAACTTACCTTGACCCTTGTACTCAAAGAGAATTAGAAACTATTGCAATTGCAAGACCTTATGTAGTTGTTGAAGACTATTATGGTAACTATTTCTTATGTGGTCGAGAAAATGGAATGGAAGTAACTGGTGGAACAGTTGTAACTGGAGCAGCGGCTGGAGACCTATCAGGATTTACTCTTGTAATGGAAGGAATGGAAGAAACGGCTCCGCTGTTTTTATCTGCTGCACCAACACCAGTGGCAACAGCTCAGGTAGTACCAAACTAAAGTTTAGATATATTATATTTAAAAGCATCCTTAACCGGGTGCTTTTTTTTTGTTTTTACAAATAACCATTTTTATTTCGTTATATATATAGATGATATTATTTAGACCACAAGCTGGAAACAAATTTAGTTGCATACCTAGAGAATATGTGACTAGCGCATTTATGACTATAAGAGATGATAGCACAAACGTAAGTGTAGATTATATATTAGTGCCTCGGGTTGCTGGGGTTGGAAATATAGAAATTCTTAACGATACATTTAATGTATACAACTCTACTTATACAAATATGGTAGAGGGTCACTTTTACGATATGACTATTTACAAGGACAATACAAAAGAGGTGGTAATATTCAAGGATAGAATATTTTGTACTGAGCAAAAATCGGATATTCAAAACGAGCCAAATTATTTTTACAAATTAAATAAAGACCAATATCAAGAATATGATGGTTTCAATAATGACTATATTGTAGTATGAAAAAAAGAAATAGCAAAGGGCAATTTAGCAAAACAAAAGTATCAGAGTTTGGATTTGTAAATTTAAGTACTTACACAAGCCCAGAAATTAAAGAAGTAAAGGGGGCAAATTGGATTGAGTATGGGTCCGATAATAATTATTTTCAGTTTTTAATTGATCGGTATAATGGTTCCCCAACTAACAATGCGGCTATAAATGGAATATCACAAGCTATTTATGGAAAAGGTTTAAATGCTACAGACAGCAGCAGAAAACCTAATGAGTATGCACAGATGATTTCTTTGTTTAGAAAAGATGTTGTTAGAAGATGCTGTTATGATTTAAAGTTAATGGGGCAGGCAGCAATTCAAGTTATTTATAACAAAGACAGGAGCAAGATTGTTCAGCTGGAGCACATGCCTATTGAAACATTAAGAGCAGAAAAATGTAATGATAATGGTGATATACCTGCTTATTACTATTATAATGATTGGGCAAATATAAAAAGAACAGATAAGCCTTTAAGAATACCTGCTTTTGGTATGTCTAAAGAAAGCATAGAGATATACTACATAAAACCCTATAAGTGTGGTTTTTATTACTATTCCCCAGTCGATTATCAGGGTGGTTTGCAGTACTGTGAGTTTGAAGAAGAAGTATCTAACTATCATTTGAACAACATAATGAATGGTTTAAGTCCATCGATGTTGATTAATTTTAACAATGGAACTCCTAACCAACAAGAAAGACAATTAATAGAAACGAAAATAGCACAAAAGTTTTCTGGT